TGATCGAGGAGTTCGAGTTCGCGGGTTTTCGTCATCACAGCACCTCGACGGCGAGCGAGAGGCCCGCCTGGAGGAGTTCGAGTTCGGCGAGGACGAGGAGTGTCTCGAAGTTGTCGGAGGTCATGCCCGTGTTCATCATGAGAACCATTGTAGTAGAATGGTTCCACGCCGTCAAGCTGCCGGTGCACACGCCGACACACAATCGGCGGGTGCGCACGTCTGCACACCCTGGCGCAGGGCAGGTTAGTCGACGGCGGTGAGGGTGAGCGGGTGCGGATCGACCTCGGTCGCCGTCGCCGGGACGCCGTAGCGGGCGGCGATCCGGGTGAGGTTCTCGGCGCACGGGGTGCAGCAGTCGAGCGCGAGCGCGCCGATCTGGAGCCGGGTCGTCGCCAGCGTGACGCGGTCGTGCGCGCTGTCGCACCGGGCGGCGCGGACGACGATCCCGAGCTGTTCGTCGAGGAGGATCACGGTCATGGCGGCGGAGGAGGCTAAGCCCTTTATAGCATAATTCTCGCCCCTCCGCCCGCCAGGAATGGTCGTCGGGCTTACTTGCGATCCGGCCGTTTGGAGAGGTCTGGCATGGTCGGCACGCCGCCCGCGAACTGCGGCACGCCCGGTAGACCGGCGGTGATCTGGGCGCGGATCTCCCCGAACGCCTCCTCCAAGAGGGCCTCCCACCGAATGAGGTCGAACCAGAGGGAGAGGCGGCCGTTGTCGCCGATCCGGTGCCGGAGCCGCGCGTCGATCCGGCGTGGCCCGGTGCCCTCGAACGGCCGCAGTTGCAGCGTGATCGAGGTCGGGATCAGCATCGTCCCTTTTTTCGCCGTGGTGTTGATCGTCTCCTCGTAGACGAGTTGTTGCTCGCCGCTGTCGGTCCGCACGCTCGATCGAAAGTTGACGTCCTTTTTCGCTTCGAGCCCGGTCACGACTTCGAGGAGCGTCGCCCCGTCGGGCTGCACCATGTCGGGGATGTGATCTTCCAGGAACTCCGCGAATTCGAGCTGCCCTTTCGCGTGCTGTTTCCCGTTGCTCCCGTGCCACGCGCGCCACTCGGGCGTGGACCGACAGGTGTACTTGAGGCGGTGCTGCGCCCAGCCCGCGAGCCGTTCGCCGCCGTTGGCCTCGTGGTAATCGACGAGGGCGTACCACGTCAGTTTTTCCAGGTCCGAGAACACGACGGTCGCGTCGTCTTTGTAGCGCATGACGTAGCGGACAAAGCTGTCGGCATCGTGCACGAGGACGTCGGCGCGGGCGCGGAGCGGGCGCAGCAACGTGTCTTCGAGCCCGATCACGTTGAGGTCCGCGGGCAGCAGGAGAAACGGCATCTCGCGCTCGCTCACGCGGTGGACGTCGCCGCCGTGTTTTAGTTCGCCGAGTTTCTCGCCCGCATCGATCGCCGCCTGGATATTCTCGTAGCCGTCCATCCGTCACCTCTCAATCGTCGTCGTCGTGGTCGGGCGCTGGAACGTCGGGAGTAACGCCGAGCGCCGCCGCCACATAGTGCACGCCGAGCGCCGCGACGACCGCCGCGGCCCCGTAGACGTCATGCAACTCGCCGAGGGTGCGCCCGCGCTCGTGCCGGTCGCGGCGGATCTGCGCGAGGACCTCGGGGTCGGGGTTCATCGCTCACGCCGCGTGCGGATAGTCGGTCGCGCCCGGATCAGTCGGCGTCACCTCGACGACCGCCGTCGGCGCATACGCTCTCAACCCGGCGCTGCCCTGGCCACCGCCGTCGATCTTCCAGTCGTATTTCGCGGCCGCCTTGGTCATGTTGATGTTGCGGAGCACGAGCCCGGCGGGCGGCGTTTTCATGAAGTAGCCGATCGCGTTCAGGTTTTTGCCTTCGATCGTCACGTGCTGGATCGTCACTGCTTGCGGGTTGTTGTTGAACAGGAACGCGCGCCCTTGACCGCCGCCGTAGGCGACTGGATCGAGCGGGCCGAGATAGAGCTGCTCGATCGTCACCTCGGCCAGCGGGCCGCTGATGTGGCGCGCGCCGGTCTTGCGATCCTTCTCGTCGTCGGTGCCGAGCATCGAAATGCCGCCGCCGCCGTAGCGCGCCAGACACCGGCTCAGACGGACGCGCCGGATCGTCGAGAACTCCGCCCCGCCGCTTTGGTTCCGCGGCGTGAACAGCGCGACGTAGCCGGTCGAGGATCCATCGGTGCCGCTACCCTCCAGGATCACGTCCTCGAACGTCAGGTCGATCCCGCACTTGACTTCGAGCGCGCACTTGAACTGCGCGCCGTAGAGCCGCCGCCAGTCGGGATTCTTCGAGAGCGTCGAGTTGCGGATGACGATGTTTTTCGGGATGCGATCGGCGTTCGCGGCATCCGCGCCGCCCGACATGAACGACTGCGCGCCGCCGCCGAGATAGCAGTCGTCGATGAGGAGCCCGTCGGTCCCGTCCCACGCGATCACCGCCTGCGCGTCCTGCCCCGGCCGATAGCAGTCGTCGACCGTGGTCTTGATCAGGCTCGCTTGTTTCCCGTTCGCCGCGAACCCGTGATGCTGGCCGGTGGCGTGGTTGCCGAGCAGGACACAGCGGTCGAGGATGCTGCCGATGCCCGCGTCGTACCAGATGGTGTTGTCGGGATTGTCGGAGCGGAGCGTGAGCCCGACCGCGTGCGCGCCGACCCCGGTCGTCGTGATCGTTTGCCCGGCGCTCCGGATCGTCGCCTGCCCCTCGCGCGGGACCGCGCGCGCCGTCCCGAGGTCGGCGACCGACGACGTGAGGACGACGGGCCGTGACAGGGTGAGCGGGCCCTCGTACTCGCCCGGTTCGAGCACGAGGATCGCGCCGTCGGGCGCGTCGGCGAGGATCGGATCGAGCCGCGCGCCCGCCGTGACGCGGATCGCCTGCGTCGTCGGGCCGTGCGCGTACTCGGCGCATTCGTCGACGATCGCCTGGGCCCACGTGCGGATCTTGTCGAGGTCGGGCATCGAGTGTGCTCCTCTCAGGGGAGGCGGAGAAATTTGCGGAGCTGCGTGTGCCGCCACCGGCGGGGGAGACAGCGCGCCACCCAGCGCGGCGCGTACGCGGTCAGGATCAGGAATACACGGAGGTTGAGATCGGCCGCGGGCATGCGCTCACCGGCGGGTTTCGATGGTGGCCTTGCCGCCGGTCGTCCCGACGACGTCGAGCATGGTCGGGCGCTCGGCGGGGACCGGCATGCGGCGCGCGGCGCGCGTGCTCACGACGACCGATTCCTGCACCGCCTCGACGAGAGCATCGACGAGCGCGGCCGCGTCCGCCGCGGGTTCGGGGCGCGCGGTGCCCGCGTCGCGATCAGAGAGCAGACTCGCCAGGAGCGCGATGGCTTTATCGCGCGCGGGTTGCGTCGCCATCAGTCCGGGACCTTCACCCGATCCGGATGATCAGTCTGCCACTTGCGCATCGCCGCGGCGTCGACCGACGCGTCGGTCGTTTTGGCTTGGCGCACGCCGCGGCACGACGCGCGGTACGCCCACTCGTCGACGAGGTCGGGCGCGAGGACATCGCGGCCGCAGAGCAGGAACACCGGCTCGTCGTCGGTCGAGCGATTGAGGCACGAGTTCGGATCGTCGAGGAGTTCTTGTTTCGTCATGGCGCGTCAGTGCAGTTTCTTGTCGCTCTCGCCGGTGGTCGCCGCGACGACCTCCTCGTCGCTTGCGACCGGGTCCTCGCCCGCGGCGCGCGATCGAAAGTCCACCGGGCGCGGCCCCGGCGTGGGCCCATCGAGATCGAGTTTCGGCTGGCGCGGATCGCGGCGCGTGAGTTCGTTCTCCTCGGTCACGAACATGATCGACGGCTCGTGCGGATGCGTCGGGATCTTGCACTTGACGTCGTCGTCGATCAGCACCGCCGCGCTGTCGCCTTTCGCGGGCTTGATCGTGAGCGTGAGCGTGAGCGAGCCCTTACAGCCGGTCTCCCGCACTGCGGCGACGACGCGCGTGAGGTGCCCTTGCAATTGATCGGTGAGTGTGCCGCGGCGGAGGTCGCAGAGCGTCTGCACGAACGGGCGGTCGGTCATGGCGTGTCCCTCAAGACGGAGGCGGCCAGGGGGAGCGGTCAGTGCGCGGACGATTGTGCTCGAAATAGCGCAGAATCGCCAGCCCTTGTTTTTGGCGGAGGCGGGCGCGGAACCGGACGACGCGCGGACGGCACGCGAGCGGCGGCGGGTCGAGCGTCCACCCGGCCGTTACTGCGCCGCACGAGGTGCACCGGAGCCACAGCCGCCGGGCGTCGCTGCGCAGTTCGGGCGTGTGCCCGGTGGCGAGGCGGCACCGCGTCATGGTGATCCACCAGATCAGTCGGTCGACTCGGGGGTATCGCGCACGGCATGCACGAACCCACACGCGCCACACGTCAGGATGAGGCACGGATCGTCACGGGTCTGCTCAAGGGGGGTGACGCGGTTGCAGCAGGGGCAGTACCGGCCGGGGCGGAGCGTGTCGAGCCAGCGTGGCGGGAGACGGACGGGCCGACGCCGCCGCGCCATGCGTCACGCGGGCCGCGGGGCCTTGCGCCGGTCGGTCAGCCGGTAGCGGCGGCCGCGGGCGGCCTCGCTGCGGCGGTCGCCGCCGCGCCGGTCGGCCCGCGCGACGCGGCGATCGGGCCCGGCGTAGGGGCTCGGCGGGGCGAGCGGCAGGGGAGCCGCCACGCGGCGGCCCCCCCAATGTTGCGCATGATCGCGCGCGGTGACGTAGCAGGACCCCGGCGAGAGTCTCATAGCACTCCGATCGTGTTCTCAGCCTCGGCCTTCTGCGCGGCGACCTGCGCCGCACACATCTCGACGTACGACGCGGCGACCGTCGGGTCGGTGAGCGCCGCCTGCTGGCCGCCTTGCGTCACGCCCGCCTCGAACCGGCGGAGCGACGCGAGCCCGTCGTCGAGCGTCTCGATCGACATATTCGAGACTTTCGTCCAGCTCCGCGTCCCGAACACGGTCCGGATGATCGTGCGCTTGAGATCCTTGGCGACGGCGTCCTGGCTCGGCCAGAGGTCGACGAGGAGCCCCTGGATTTCTTCGAGCGCGATCGTCACGCGGCGCATGCGCTCCCCGTACGGCGTGTCGCCGCCGACGAACAGGCTCTCGCTCGTGCGCGTGGTGTTGATGCCGCGCTGCTGCACGTTCTGTCCGATGACGAGGTGATCGAAGTGCGGACGGAACACCTTGAACACTTTCTCGTAGTCGCCCGCCTCGTAGTCGTTGAGGTCGCGCCACGTGAACGTACGGCCGTTCAGATCGCGCCAGCGATCCTTGAGCACGTAGGCATGGTGCGAGATCGTGCCGCGCTTGGTCCGCGACTTGTGACGGCGCGCGCCGTCGTCCTGGATCCCTTCGAGTTCGACGAGGAGCGACGGTTCGTACCCGGCCTCGTTCTCGGATTTCATTTTGGTCCCGAGCTTCACGAGTTCGGTTTTCATCCCCTCCTCGTCCTCCTCTTTGTCCCACACGTAGCCGAGTCGCCCCGAGACGATCACGTGCAGGTTGCTGTTCAGCATCATGTCCGTCCACGTGCGCCAGACGGTTTTCAGTTCGTCGAGGTGGTGCATCTGAAGTTTCTTGACGCCCTTTTTTTTGCGAAGCGCCTCGTTGACCTCGGTCCACGGGTGCGTGTAGCTGTCGACCAGATAGCCGCAGCACCCGGCCTCCTCGGCCTCGGTGAGCCCGGTGCGCATGTCTTTGAACGCGCGACTCTTGAACCGTTTGAACGGCACGCCCTCGGCTTTCGCGATCTCGACGAGGTAGTCGCTGCCGTTCTCGGTGTCCATCATCGCGATCGGGGCGTTGTTGTGGAACACTTTCGAGAGCCCGACGAGGATCAGGAACGCGGTGAGCGATTTGCCCGATCCCTGCGGGCCGAAGATCCCGATCTTCGCGGCGGCTTGCTCGATGATGGCCTCTTGTAGCAATCCCATGGCGGTCACTCCCTGACGGTGCCCGGAGGACCGCCGATCCCGGCCGGGATCGCGGGGGGCGTTTGATAGACTGCCGACCAGCCGCTTTGACGCGCGAGCCTCCACTCGTGCGCCGGGTCGGTGAGGGGCCGCGTCGGGGTGTCTCCCGGTGCGGTCCCGGTGAACGCAGTGTAGGCGAATTGTGCGCTCTCCGCAAGCCCCAATGTAGCATAATCGTGCGCCGTATCGAGACACGCGCGCGGTGATTTACATCGTTGCATTGGCGTGACCCGCCAGCGCATAATCGGCCGCTATGGCATTCGGAGATTCGGTGCGCAAACTCCGCGGCGATCGTTCACGCCGAGACATCGCGCGCGCGGCGATCGGGTGGAACAGCGACAAAGAGCAGCTCCGCCACTTCGCGAATTACCTCGCCCGGATCGAGAACAATCGCGTCCCCAATGTCGGCCTCGTGCAGATCACCGCCGTCGCCAAGGGGTTCGGGTTCACGAGTCTGCGGGATTTTTTCGGGGCCCTCGAAGTGGTGGATGGCACTCGCGAGGCGGGAGGCGTAGATGGCCGTGCTCACCTTTCCGACAACGAGGCGCTCGTCGGAGCCCTCGCTGGATTCAGCATCACGATCTCCGGCGGCTTCGAGCATCTCGGCGAGCGAGTTCGCGAGTTGGTCCGCGCATTGGACCCGCTTGTCCAGGCGCACGTTGCATCTCCTGCGGACCCCGGCTACGCGGACGGCCGTCTCCATTCTGCTGCGGGGGCTCGAAAACCAGCTTGAGGTGATCGCCGCGGTGGCGTCCTCCTCGTTCACGCGCGCCGTCGGGGACGACAGTGTGCGCGCGCGCGCGCCGGGGTCGCGCCCGATCGCCGACGTCAAGCACTATGTCCCGCCGTGGTGTCTCCTCAACGATCGCATGGACGTCGTCGTCGCGAGCCCGCAGCTCCAGGCGCTATTCGAGTGCCACGCTCCCGACCTGCTCGGCGATCGGTGGGAGCAATTTTTCGACCACGCGGTGCTCGTGCGCATCATCGAGCAATGGATGTTCACCGCGCAGACGCGGCGGCCGATCGAGGTGTACGGCGCGTGTCGCACCGCGCGCGGGCGCACATTCAACGTGATCCATCACGCGTCGCCGCGGATCAACCTCCGACGCAACACGCTCGACGGCTATCTCGCGACGTTCACGCCGGTCTAATCCCTCTCCCCCCTAATTCTCCGCAGTCCGGAGCGCGACGCTACAACGTCTAGCGACGCGCGTGCCCGCGGCCACAAGGGAGCGGTGCGTGGCATGAAAACGTCTGGGCTCGATGAGTTCCCCTCGACAGTGCTATAGATCTGTCGTAAAGTGCGGCACGAACAGGCTCGTTCGCCTTTTTTTTCGGAGGGTGTGATGAGGTGAGCGTCTGATCCGGGTTCGCGTGAGCGCCAAACTCACGCGGACCCGGAGAGGACATTCGGTGCGGATTTTTCGACGGCGTCGCTGCGCGAAACTTTTCCCGGTTTTTCCCAGCGACCCGTGCTTGACCCGACGCGATCAGCGTTGCCGACAGAACGGCGGCTGTGCGTTCGGGAGGATCCCGCAGTGCGGGCCGGGCGAAAGTGTACAGAGCCTTCGCCTGTGAATGCAAGCCGATTCAGCCCGGCCGCACCGCTTTTTTTAGGAGCGGATTCTTATGCGGTACGAGGGCGCACAATTCTCCACTTTCGCGGCGAATTCTCAGACCTCGACGAGGCGGCGATGAGCGCCGCGCTTGTGCGATCGGTGTGGGCGCGGACGATCCCGCACGCGCTCCAGCGCGGCGTACTCGGCGCGCTCGCGGCCTGGGCGGACGACGACGGGACGTTCCATCATCCGCCGACCGTCGCCGCGCTCGTGGCGCACACGTACCCCGGCGGCCGCCGCCTCGGGGTCCGGATCGTCCAGTATCAGCTCCGCGTCCTCGAACGCTTCGGGGTGCTCGTGGTCGCGGCTCCCGCCAGAGGCCGCGGACATGCCCGTGTGTACCGCCTCGTCCCCGCCGCGCTGGCCGGGCTCAGCCCGACCGCTGTCGCCGCCGCCGGGTTCCGCACGGCGACGACCGCGCGAAAGGGTGCACTTTCAGGAGGGGAGGTGGTGCCCGGAAAGGGTGCACAGAAGGATGCACTTTCGCATACGGAAAGGGTGCACTTCGGGCTAGCGAAGGGTGCACATTCCGGGCGCTCTGTAGATGTACAAGATCCGATCCAGAGTGAGAGCACCGCGCTGCTCGACTGTTACCGCACCGCGTGGAGCGCCCGCTATCACACGCCCGCCGACGTCACCGCCCGCGATCGCGCGAAAGCGGCCGACCTCGTCGGGTTCCTGCCGCTCGACCGGTTGTGCGCCGCCGTCGCCGCCTATGTGGAGAGCCACGGGTACTACGCCGACCGCGGGCACCCGTTCGCGCTGTTCGCCGCCAATGCCGGGATCCTCGTCGCCCGCCAGCAACCGCCGCCGCCGCCGGTGGCGGTCCCCACTCGGCCGGATCCGCTCCCCGGCCACCTCACCCGTCTGCGCGCCGCCGTCGTCGCCCGACTCGACCCGGCGCGCCCCGCCCTCCCGCCGCCCCTCTGCGCGCATTTGCACGCCCTGGCCGACGACCTCACCCGACTGCGCAGTGACGCCGACGTCCGGGACCAACTCGCCGCGCTCGATGCCGCGCTCGTCGCCACGGCGCACGCCGCCGCCCCGATCGCGACCCTGCGCGCCGAGGTCGACGCCGAACTCCAGGCGTTCCGGTGGGCGATGCCGGAGGGGGCGTATCGGTCCGCCGAGGCCGCCGGGCTCACGCGCGCCGTCCGGGGGTACTTCGCGTTGCCGGTGGTGACTATGTGAGGCCGCGCGCCTTACGGAACGCCTCGATCCAGCGGAGTTCTTCGGCGCGGATGAACGCGTCGCCGCCCGCCAGATAGACGGGGCTGTTCATGTCGTTCTCCATCGTGAACACGCGATCGTGATCGAGCGGGAAGCGGTCAAAGGCGTCCGGCGGAGGCACGCGCACCGCGCCGAGCGCGACGACGTGACGGTTCGCCGGGTGCGACATCAGCGTCGGTACGCCGTTAGCGAGGCGCATCCCGGCGGCTGCGGCGACCTCGGCGGCGACGCGCCGATACGCCAGCGGGATGATCACGATCGTCCAGAGGATGCCAGAGTCGGGCCACGCGAGCATCGTGAGATCGTATTCGTCGTTGAGCGGCGTGCGCGGGGGAAAGTGATCGTATTCGAGCGTCATCCAAAATCGGTTGATGCCCGGCCGGGTCGCCATGCTTACGAGCGTCAACCGATCCGGTTTGAGCGAGGCCGCGCGGAGGTCGGGGATCTCACGCGTCGCTGCGGTTGCCATGCCGGTCTCCTCGCCGCGTCGTCATTCCCCTCGCGCGGGATCGCGCGCCGGATTGATGCCGCCGTAGCCGATAGGACCCCCGTCGCGGAAGCCTGCCCAGCGATAGCCGCACGCGCAGACGAAATGCCACGCGCCATCGCGCGATCGCTCCGGCGTGGACGCCTCGCGGTAATCGAGACACGACGGACACTGAACCCGGATCGTCAACTCGTCACCGGATCGTTCCCGAACACGATCGGACAATCGGGCCGATGATGAACCTCCGCCGTCGCCACCCGCGCCGAGCTGCCCGACGCCGACACGGTCAGCCCGGTCGTCACCGACACCTTGCAGCCTTTGCACGTGCGCGTCACCGTCTGGTCCGCGTTGAGCACCGCCCAGCCCCACCCGATGTCGACGGGGACGCCGACGCCGGGGTGCATGACGTAGTGATCGATACGCGTCCCCTCGTCGCGCGGCATCAGCGCAGCCACCGATCCCACATCCGCGTCACCTCCACCAGTAACAAACCGAGGAGCGCGATCGGGAACAAGATCACCGCCGTCACGACCACGACGACCCGCTTTGCCGTGTGCATGTCAGTTCACCGTGCGCGCGCGCCGTTTCGGCGTGTCACGGCGCTCGACGGTGACCGTGAGTTCGTCGAAGTTGACGCTGCTCTTGAGCGACGCCGCGGTATCGCCCGCGATGCGCGCGCCCTCCTCGACGATCGCGATCTGCGCGCGGACCCACCGATCGAGAAAGCTCCAATAGACGATCAGGATCGCCGCGCCGACGACGATCGCGAGCGGGATCGTCGCGCGCAGATAGTGGCCGAGGTAGACCTCGGACGCGAACGCGCCCCCGTTCCACCCGAGGACCGTGAACAGGAGAAAGCGCGCGACGTAGAGGTGAACCGGCAACCGGTGTGGAATGATCATTTATCCGTCCCTTTGCTTGCCGAGCGGGTGCCCGCCGAGAAGCTGCTCGCGAAACGTCTGCGCCAGCGTCTTCGCCCCGCCGCGCGTCGCCCAGCAATGCGGGCACGTCGTGACGTAGTGCGTGTGGAGGAGATCGCTGGCGTCCGGCTCGACCCGCCATTCGATCCACTCGTGCGTACAGAACTCGACCGGCGGCGTCGGCCGCCGGACTTCCAGGGTGAGCGAATCAACACCGCGATGCACGTATCGCTGCCCCGTGATCGTCGTCATCGGTTGCCCGATCGCGACCTCGTTCGCCGCGCGGAACCGCGCCGCGATCGCGTCGGGGTGATCGTCGGGGACCTCGAACAGCGTGACCGACGTGACGGCGACGATCATGTCTCGTCGCCAATCCAGCGCGCCACCGTGTTCTCGCGTGCCCCCAGCCCCAGCGTCTCGACCCGCGTCGCGCCCGTGACGACTCCGGCCGCGCGCAACAGCCGGAGGTAGTCGCAGAACAGGTTGCGCTGCCACGCGCACACCTGTTGCCCGTCGGCATCGAGGCACGCGATCGCGCCGTTCGGGAACAGGAAGACCGAGACGACCGCCGCCGGGATCGTCGGCGCGGTCGTCTCGTCGTCGGTGTCGGTGATCATGCCGCGGCTGCCTCGCGCGTGTCGGCGCGGCACACTTTACACTCGAATGCGACCGCGTAGGGATCGGCGTAGTCGAGATGCCGGACCTGCACGTCGGTCGCGCCGCAGCGACATGGCGTCTTGACGATCTTGCCGCGCCGGATCAGCACATGCGTGTACGAGCGGCAGTTCGCGCGCTGGCGCGCCTCGGCGCTCAGCTCGCCGTGCCGGGGCCGCGTCGCCCGTGCATGCGTGTTGTGACACTCGCGGCAGTACGACCGATAGCGCCCGCGATCGCGCGGTCCCCCGCATCCCGAGCACACGCGCACCGCCCCCGGCCGATACCGCCGTCGACTCCGCTGCCGCAGTGTTCCACGGGAAACTCCACGTGGAACAGCGTCCGCCAGACTCAGCCCCTCCATACACACACCTCCGGGCGACAGTCTAGGGCCGAACCCCGCAAACGTGCTAGCAGTTGTCCACGCCTGCACACCTGTGATACACCTACCGGCCGCATGGCCATCCGTCGTCGCAAACGTCCCGCCCGCCGCGTCATCATCTCGTTTCGCGGGCCGACCCAACTCCGGGATGAGATCCGCGGGCTCGCCGAGCGCGCGCACCGCACACAATCCGACTACCTCCGCCTGCTCGTCGCCGACGCGATCGCGCGGGAGCGGGTGCAGGCCGCCTCATGACGGACCCGCGGCGGCTGTTCGGCGACGATGCCGACGTGGCGAAGTCTGCGGCCGTCACGCCGTTATCCGAGCCCCCGGCCCCCGCGGGATCCGTCACCGGGCGGATCGCGCTCCGCGACGAGATCACGCCCGCGCTCGCCCGCGCCGTCGACACCCTGCGCGCCGCGGGCCCGCGGGTGCTCTCCGTCGTCTACCGGCCCGAGGTCAACGACGTGCTCGTCGTCGCCGACGAGGGCCCCCAGACGCGGCAGCGCATGTTCGGCGTCCCGACCCGCCGCCTTGCCGCGCTCGGCGTTCCCCCGGACCGCTACGTCGATCTGCGGCACCTCTTTAACCGCGGCGTGTTCACGGCCGACGAACTCCGCGCCGCGTTTCTCGACAGCGACGAGTACCACCCGATCGAGGTGACGACGCACAGCGACGGCGCGCCGCGCTTCGTGCCCGGCAGGCGCATTGTGGAGCCGGACCCGCGTGATTGACCCGGACCGCACCGCGCGGACGTGCCCGCTGTGCGGGTGGCCCTGCTGGCTCTGGCGCGGCCGCGCGCGGTGCTCGTCGGTGACGTGTATGTGGATGGAGGAGGACGGCACCGCACCACTGCGCGGCCTCCCGCAGCAGGTGCTCCGATGACGCCCGAGGGTGATCCCGGCGTCGCGCTCGAACTCGGACCCGATCGCGAGGTCCATCTCACGATCACGGTCGACGACGCCGGATCGTACTGGGGCGAGTTCCTGATCCACATGCCCCAAGGCACGCTCTCTGGCGCGACCGGATCGCCGTCCGCCTCGGCGCTCGACGCGCTCGCCCAGGCGCTTCACCATCTGGAAGGTATGAGCCGCGACCCGATGTTCGTCGGTTCGCGCACCGGCGAGATCCTCGCGGCGCTCTGCGGCCGCGGCGGGCAGAACTTCGGGTCGACGCTCACCGCCGACGATCACGCGCACCTCCGCGAGGTCGAAGCGGCCATGCTCGCCGACGGCCCGCGCGCGTCGGCGCTGCTCGCGCGCTACTACGCCGACGCGGGCCGCAGCGGCCGGACGCCCCGACCGATCGTGGAGCTGCATCTCGGGTTCCTGCTCGGGTTCAACAAGCTGCTCCTCGAAGTGACGCGGCAGACCGGATCGGAGTGACTGTGACCGTGATCGACCCTGCGTTCCATCTCGCGCCCGGCCCGACCCGGCTCGTCGTCCTGTCCGAGGCGCAACTCCATGCCCTCCGATCGCTCGTCCTGGACTACGTCACCAAGCCCGGATCAATCGAGGAGTTCCACCGGGTCATTGAGGGGGACGTGACGCCGACGCTGGGCCTGCTGACGCTCCTCGACACGGCGTGTAATGACGTCGGGATCGCGGCGCGCGACGTGCCCGCGGCGTGGGCCTACGCCGTCGGCACGCGGCTCCTCGATCCGCGCGCCCTGCTCCAGCTCGCGGCGACCCAACTCGCGCCCACGGTCGCGCGCGCGGCACTCGCCGAGGTACACCCGTGGCCCTCGTGATCGCGATCGTCGCGGTCGTCGCGCTCGTCGTCGCCGCCGCCGTGAGCTGGCGACTGAGCCCGCCCGCGGGCGTGCCGCGCGTGTATCACGGCGCGACCGTGCCGGTGATCTATCCCGGCGAGACCGCGACCGCGACGATCGACGCCAGGGCCATGTTCGACGCGATCGAGGCGGCGATCGCGACGGGGCAGACCGAGATCCACGGGGAGGCCCTCGCGACCGGATGGACGGTCGAGGGCGGGCCCGGCCGGATGGCGCGCGCGCGCCGCGTCTGGTTCCGGGTCGTCGCGTGGTGGCTCTGGCCGATCTATGAGCGGCTGACGGGCCGCACGATCCCGCCGCGGCTCACGGCCACGGCGAACCTGCATGCGCAGAAGGAGGAGGAGCATTGATGATGAAACCAGCCTTGAATATCAAGATCAGCGTCCCCGAGGAGGTGATCGCACAGTCGGTGCAACAGGATTCGCGGCTCTGCATGATCGCGAATTCCATCCAGGGGCGGCTCCCGTGGGCCACGCACATCAGCGTCGACGTCCAGTCGATCCGGTTCAACCATCGCGAGTCGCGGCAACGCTACATCTACCTCACGCCGCCGGAGGCGCAAAAGGCGCTCGTGCTGTTCGATCAGGGGGTCAAGGTCAAGCCGTTCTCGTTCCTGTTACGGGAGGCGAATCTGCGCGTCCACGCGATGCGCGCGAAGCACAAGCGCGCGACGAAACGATCGCGCCAGTACCCGCGCAATCCGGACAAGAAAACCCCGCCGTATCGCCGGGAGTTCGGGATCCGCGGCCTGACCCGGTGACCGCGCCGCCGTGGACGACTGGCGAGATCGTACGCGTGACGTTCGGCGGGCGCACCGTCACCGCGGAGATCGTCATCGCCTCGGGGAACCATGAGTCGCTCGCGGTGACGTTCGAGGCGATCCTCGGCGGCTACGCGGGCATGATGCCGATCCTCTGGGTCGGCGACCACTACGAAGATCTGATGACCCGATCCACAGTCGTGCTTGACCGTTCATGAAAAGGAGCCGAGTTTCCGTATGAAAACCTCGACCGCCACGCTCTCTCAACTCGACACGTTGCTGGCGTACCACGAACAGGCGGCCGCGAATATCCGCGGCACGCTCACGATCCTCCGCAATGGCCACGCGTCGCCGCCCGCCCCCGAGGCGGACGCCGTCGCCGTGGAACCGATCGTCCAGACGGCGCACACGCGCACGCGGCGGCGTATGTCGCGCGCCGCCCGCAAAGCCGTCTCCGCCCGCATGACGAAGTACTGGGCGGCCCGGCGCAAAGAGAAAGGGCGGTCCGCGCGCGCATGAGCCCGTGGCACACGCACGCGGAGCGGCCCGCGTGGCGGCCGCGCGCGCTCGCGGTGCAACGGCGTCGCTATCCAGCCGCGATCGTCGACATCTTCGACCATCAGGAGGGATTGCCCTCGGCGCTCGCCGGAGAGCTGCGCCGGATCGACCCGGTGCACGTGTTCGACTTCGAGGACGGGCTCCGCCTGATCGTCTCGCGGGAGCGCACGCTCAACGGGCGGCTCCATCTGCATCTGTCGGCCTCGGTCGAGCCGGGCACGCCGGTCGCCGCCGCGCGCGCCGCCAGTGACGAGTGGTTCAAGGCGCTGGCGATCGCGCGGTGGCAGGCGTTGGCGGAGAGTCGGAGCGAGCCCGCGTTTCTCGGGGTGTCCCCGGCCGCGCGCGCGCCGCATTGGTATCTCGAACTGCCGGTCGCATGACGCGCCGTTACGGCCGGGACCAGTAGCCGTAGACGCACCGCGTCCCGTCGCGCCGCGGGTCGTGCGTGTCGTGGACGACGCCGTCGACGACCGCGGTGAGGTGTTTCGACACGCTCACGATCAGGCGGCCGGGCGGGAGTTCGTCGGCGCGGAGATGCACGGTGCACCCAGACCCGATCGTCATGGTCGGCGTCCACGTCCACCCGAGGGCCTCGATAAATTTGCGGGTCGTCTGCTTGAACACGCCGGTCCGCGCGGAGCTGCGGCGGCCGCGCTGTCGTCCGCGGCGCGCGCCGGGCCGCTCGATCTCGGCCGACTCGTTGATCGCGTCGTAGACTTGTTGATAGGGGAGCCCGGTCGCGATCGCGACCGCGCGGCAGACACAATCGCCGGTGTCGCCGGTATAGCCCGCGGCCTTGCGGCCGCCGTCGTCGTAAACCCAGCCCGTGTTGAATGTCACGCCGCTCATTGGGACGCGCCTCCTCTGGCGCGAAACTGTCGATTGATCTCGATCGCGTCGACGAGGTCGACGGCCTCGTCGCGCGTGGCGCGCGGGAACAGCTCGAACACCGTCTCGATCGCGCCCTCCACGTCGCCCATATCGAGCGCGTCGATCACGCGTTGCTCCTGACTCGGGGTCAACTCAGCGATCGTTAGCTCACTCATGCTCGATCCCCCTACTCGGTGAACGTCTGAAAGAAACAATGCGGCGACTCGCGGTACTCGGGCGCGCGGAACGACGGCTCCCCGTACGCGCCGCACTGCCACCAGCCCGCGAGCGCGAGATTCCGGCGGAGCCCACAGCCGCACGTCGGGCACACGCCCGTTGCGACGACGGCCCGCGCCTCCGCGATCGCCGCGGCGATACGCGCGGCCGCGACCTTGCGCGCGAGTGCGCCGCCGGGATTCGTGTTACGGGTCGAGGTCGGGCGGCGCATCGGGTCAGCCTTTCGGAGTGTGTGACGCGGTATTGCGTCATCACATGAGAACCATTGTAGTATAGTGGGCTAGCTTTTGTCAAATATGCGGACGCACACGGGTGCACACCGTGGCGGCGAAAGACTGTGCAGACGTGGATCGGGAGCGGCTAGGTGTCGCGCGCGCCGTAGCGGAGGTTGCTGGCGATGCGTCGCGCCCAGCCCTTGCCCGCGTGCGGCCAGTTGCGCAGGCGGGTCATAAAATCGAGGCGCTCGGCATTGAGCCCGAGGACGAGATCGGATTCGCTCGTGCGCGCGGCGGCCGCCTGACTGATCGGGCCCCAATGGCCATCGTCGGCGACGTCGAGCGCGCGCTGGACCGCGCGGACCGCCGTCTCGATGCCGCTGTTGACGGCGAAATCAAAGAGTTGGTACGCGACGCTGCCGGGCAGCGTGTCGGCGTGGACGCGCGTCCAGAAATCCCGCTGATAGATCGCCTTGGCCTCGTCGCGGGTGAGGGCCGCGATGTTCACTTGCGGATAGCTCCGCTTGGAGATCCCCCACTTGGTCTCGCCGCCGGGGTCGGCCGGGTCGTTGACGTAGCCCGCCTCGTGACCGAGCACGCGATCGCACGCCTCGTCGAACGTCATCGGCGTCGGGGCTCGTAGGGCCGGAGCGGGCCGAGGGCGGGCGGCTGCGCGCGGACGTCGGCCACCGTCCGGCCTTGATCCTGCGCGCGACCGCATTCGTAGTGCGCCAGCCGGGGATCGTCGTCGCGCATCGGGCGGCGGCAGATCCAGCACAGCCCGCGGGCGCGCACCTGGGCGAAGTACTCCGGGTTGCTCGCCATGTCAGGTCCGGGGCATGGCGTCGTCGGGATCGTTGGCGTCGAGCCGGTAGAGATCGCCGTGGAGCATCCGGTAGCGCGTGCCGCCGTACGTGAACACCGCGGGGCCCGCGCGCGCGGCTGCGGCTAACACGCCCTCGCGGAACGGAGCATCGGTGACGACCCCGCGCCAGCCGTGCACCGGGACCCCGCGGGCGTCGATCGACACGATGCAATAGATGCACGTCATCGGATTACTCCACGGTGCGGACGATCGTCGTGTGCGGGACGCGCCCGGCGGCGACGTCGGCCGGGGCGTAGAGCCAGCCGTCGGCCCCGAGCATCATCCCCGTCGCGGGCCGCCGCGGAAAGCAGTCGTGCCAGCGGCCGACGTCGGGGTCACACGCCGAACAGAGGGCGGGATCGCGGTCGAGAAACTGGCGCACCGCCCACCGGCAGAGCGCCGTGTTCTCGACACACCCGCACGCAGTGCATTGAAAGAGCGGCATCAGCGTCGGCGCGTCATGCCTTCTCCGCCTTCTCCTCGGGCGGCGGCGGCGGCGGCGGCGATTGCGGATCGTTGCGGCGGCCTGGGCGGGGCGGCGACTGCGTGACGATCACGTTCGGCGCGCTCCCGCCGGGGGTCGCGAGCGCGCTCAAGGTCGCAATCTGTTCGCGCATCGACTTGATCTCGGTGTCGCGCGTCGCGAGCGCCGTCTTGTAGTCGGTCAGCTCTTGCCGGAGCGCGGAGAGATTGCCGTTGGTATCGGCTCCGATCTTTTCCGCTTGCGTGTGGATCCGTTCGAGCTGCTTGTTCGTGCTCGCCGCCTCGCTCACGAGCGTGCTCGCCGCGGCGGCGGTTTGCTGTTTCACGTCGTCGGAGTTTTTCGCGGCGGCTGCGGAGCTGGTTGCGGCCGCCGCGCTGTGCACCGCGCCGCGCTTCGCTTGGCGCGCGGCGTAGAGCAGGCCGAGCCCCTGGAAGATCGCCGCGATGATGAGGGCCCAGCCTTGACCGCTTTCGATCGTGAGCGCAAACATTCGATCACCTCTCAGACGCTTAGGGAGCAAGCACCAGGGCGGGAAACGTGACGACCGGGACGACGATGACGGCCGCCGCCGGGACGATGAGCGGCGTGACGAGCACGGTCGCGGGTTGAAACACCTGCCAGGGGTTGATCGACAGCGCGCGGACCGCGGCCGCGGCGAGCTGTCGCCGCCACGTCATGACGAACGCCACGTCGGACATATCCGACCAGTTGGGCGTCGCCGCCGGGAACGCGAGCCGCGCCGTCGAGAACGTCTGCGTCGTGCGCGTCGGGTTGGCGGTGTTGCTCGCGAGGAGGATCCCGTTTCTCCAGATCTCCATCCCGCGCGGACCGGTCGTGCAGCACCAGAGGTCGTCGCCGTAGACGAGGCCCGCCGCGGTCCCGTTGAGCGAGAGCTGGTTGACGCCCTCGGTGTTCGGGTTGCCGTACCGAAAGTAGATGACCCCGTCGCTGAACGGCGCGAAAAAGTTGATGTTCCCGCTGTCGTTGAGCGTGCCGTTGTCGCCCCACACGGCCGCCTGCCGCAGCGTTTGGTCGCGTTTGCGGTGGGCGATCAGCAACGTGAACCCGCCCGACTTGCCGACGATCTTGTCGATCTCCAGCGCGTCGTCGGTCGTACAGCGCATCACATCCGTCGTCGCAGCGTGCCGGACCGCGAGCCCGTACTTGCCGCCCGCGACGATCGACGACGAGCCCGCGTAGATGTCGCCGCCGGTCGCCGGGCGCTTGATCGGGGCGTGGCGCGCGAGCGCCTGCGCGGTGCCTTGCGGCGACAGGATCGGCCACGCGTGATCGGGGCAGAGCGGATGCGCGCGATCGAGGTCGGTGCCCGGCGGCGGTTTGACGGTCCACCGCGCCGCGACGAGCGGCACGATCGATCGGCCAATCCCCGGCGCGGCGGGGAGCGCCTGACGGAGATTGACCGACACCGTCGGCTGGAAGACCTGCCACGGGTTGATCGACAGGGCACGCACCGCGGCCTCGGGCAATTGCCGCCGCCACGTCATGAACAGCCCGATGTCGGCGAGATCGGAGTTGATCGGCGCGAACGACGGGAACAGGAGCGGCTTGGCCGCCGCGGACGTCCGCGTCGAATTCCCGGTGTTGCTCGCCAGCAGCCGCCCGTTCCAGTAAATCTCCATCCCGCGCGGGCCGCTCGTGAACGCCCAGATGTCGTCGCCGAACGTCACGCCCAACGCCGTCAACGCCGCCGCCGTGATCGAGAGCTGTCCGACGCCCTCGGTTTGCTGACCGAACCGCCAGACGACCGACCCGTCTTGCCACGGGAGCCCGTGCACGCCGTACCACTCGTTGCCGGTGGACGTGTTGTTGCCGAACACCGAACAATTGCGCAGCGTCGTGTCGAGCTTGCGGTACGCCAGCAGCACCGTATGCCCGCCGGAATTCGGGACGACCTTGTCGACTTCCGCCGCGAGGTCCGCGGTCAGTCGCATCGTGTCGCTCGTGCCCGCGTGTCGAACCGACAGCCCGTACTTGCGCCCGCGCACGATCGTCGACGACCCGGCGTAAATGTCCCCGCGCGTCGAGGGGGCGAGGAGCGGCGCGCCCTTCGTCAACGGCTGCGCCGTCCCTTGCGGCGACAGGAACGGCCACGCGTGGTCGGGGCACAGCGGATGCGTGCGATCGAGGTCGACACCCGGCGGCGGTTTGACGGTCCACCGCGACCCGACGAGCGGCACGGCCGAGAGACCAGCGGTCGGCGGCGTCGCGGGCGGGCGCACGACGACGAACGTCCGCGGCTGGAAGACCTGCCACGGGTTGACGGCGAGATCGCGCACGGCCGCGCCCGAGAGTTGCCGCCGCCACGTCATGATCAGCGCCGTGTCGCCGAGCGGACTCTTGCTCTGCGTCCACGAGTTGTAGTAGAGCGGCACGTTGGCCCCGAGCGACCGCGTCGGCACGGTGGCGACCGAGGCGTGGAGCCGCGTGTTCTGCCACAGCTCGACGCCGCGCGGCCCCGCCGTCATCGTCCAGATGTCATCCCCGAACGTCAGGCCGGTCGTGGTCCCCGAGAGTTGTACGGTCCCGTAGTTGGCGTAGACCAAGTTGTCGGTCCAGGGCAACAGCAGATAGACCGCTTGATTCGCGACGCCGGTGTCGATCCCGATCGTGGAATTGCCGACGACCGACGTCGGCCGGAACGCGATCAGGAGCGTCCCCGCGTTGGCGGGAAAGACCGCGTCGATGTCGGCGGCCACCGCGTTCACCAGCAACGAGCGATCGGTGACCGCCGCGTGCCGCAGCGACAGCCCGTACTTCCCGCCGGGCCGCCACGACTTGCTCCCCGTGTAGATGTCGCTGGCGACCCGCGGGACTGGGCGATGCCGCGCGAGACACTGCGGCGAGCCTTGGGGACTGAGAAAGGGCCAGCAGTGATCCGGGCAGAGCGGATGCGTGCGATCGAGGTCGACACCCGGCGGCGGTTTGACGGTCCACCGCGATCCAACGAACACGCCCACGCTACACCGACTGGCCCTGGACCGGCGTGTAGGTGATGACGGCGGCGGTGAACGCGAACCCGGTGACGTTGGCGATGAACAGGCCCCACTTGCGCGGCATGACCGGCGGCGCGTACGTGAACGTCTGGGTGTAGGTGAGCGCGCCCGCGTCCGGCGTCGCGATCGTCCCGAGCAGCTTGAGATTCGTCGGGTCGCGCCGCGTGAGGAGGCCCTGCGCCCCGGTCGCGTTGTCGGTGAACGTGGTCCCGTCCTCCGAGTCGTAGGTGTAGACGTAGACCGTTTTGTCCGCCGTGGGCGTGCCCGCGGCGAGCGTCACCTTGACGGTGATGAGCACGCCGAGCGCGAGGTCGATTTGATTGTCGAACGCGGCGGACTGCCAGCCCGCCTTGCCCGTCGCATCGTGGGCCAACGTCGCGAGCGCGGTCGTCACGACGCTCGTCGACGCGCCGGGATAGCTGGGTTTCTGGATCGTCGGCATCGGAGGCTCCTTACGGTTGCTTGGTGAAGTTGGCGGCGTAGGACGCGGCCGGGCCCAGGTAGACCATGACCACGGCGTAGAGCTTGCCCGCGGTCGTCGGCGGCGTCGGGACCGCGTCGAACCAGACGAGCGAACCGGGGAACGTCGGCGTGAACCCGCCCGCGCCGGTGTTGATGTACAGCGCGTAGTGAAAGCCGCTGATCGGATTGTTCAACGTCAGCACGGCGGCTCCGGTGAGCGTGAGGTACTGCGCGTTGCCGTTGTCCCAATCGATCGTTTTCGCCGCGCCGCTGTTGCCCGCGTCGTAGAGGGGCGAGCCCATCTGGCCGTTGACCTTGAGGCGCGCGTGCGCGTCGGCCGCGACGTTGACGCCGAGGCGGCTGAATTGCGGCGTGTCGGTGGTGTTGAGCGCCTGCGTCGGGACGACGGCCGGAGTACTCCAGCCCCAGCCGTCGCCCTTCGTGCTGTCGCTCGTGACGACTTGCCCGTCGGCGGCCGCGCCCGCGAGGACGAGCGAATCATCCCAGGCGTTGCGCGAGACATCGACCGACGCGCGGTTCGGCTTCGACGTCTGGAAGCGGTGTTTGATCGTGCCGGTCGTAGTCGGCATAGCGTCACCTGAGCGGAATGCGCCGCAGGAGATCTTCGAGCGTGAAGCGGACCGACGACGCCGAGACGCGATAGCGCGGACTGAGCGTGTAGTCGTCCACGTGGATCTGATCGATGGTCACGTCCTGAATGAGGAAATCGCCGAACAGCCCGCCCGCGCCGGTGACGACGTCGAAGATCACCGGGTCGAAAATGTCGGGATCGAAAATGCCGCTCCCCGGTACGTCCGCTTCGAGATCGCCGTGGACGCTTTTCCCCGCGCGCGTTTTGGTGTCGCGCGTCGAATAGTTCACGCTGATGATCGGCCGGGCAAAGAGTGCGAGTTCGGCCTCGCCGCGCTGCTGGAGCTGCGCGTCGCTCATGAGCGCGCCGTCGCTGATCGGGAATTCGCGCACGCCGTCGGTCGGGTCGTCGTTGTCGTCGAGTTCGTGCAGCCCCAGGTTGATTTGCGCGTCGAGGTCCTCGACGATGCGGAAGATCGAGATCCGCGTCCCATCCGCCGCGCCCGAGTTCATCTGGAACGGATAGCGCAGCCCGGCGACCCCAAGCAGCATCGGCGTGACGACCATCGGCGTGCCGAACGCGATCGCGGTCGCGATCGAACCGGTCCCCGTCGGGGGGATGCCGGTGATCCGGTTGCCGGTGAGGCCCGCGTACCGGATCGTGACGTCGCCGACCCGCACGGTCCCGCCACCGGTGAGATTGAACGCCTTGGGGTTCGAGACGAGCATCGACGTCGAGCCCGCCGCGACCTGCCCGGTGATGATCGGCAGCCCCGAGGTGTCGCCGAGCGGCGGCGTCGTCGCGGTGAGCGACGCGTCCGGCGTCGTGTCAATCACCAGCGTCGTCGTGTTGTCGGCGATCGTTTGTTCGAGGAGGAGGTCGGGACTGTCGACGACGGTGCGCCAGAGATCGCGACCGGTGGTTTTTGGCGACGGCCCGAGCGCGATCGTGACCTCCGCCTTGTTCGCACCGCCCGCCGTGTTCGTCGTCGGCGCGGTGACGCCGAGGCTCCCGTCGGCGAGCGTGTCGGTGTAGACGACCGTGCCCGGCGCGAGCGCGGCGACGCGCTTGAGCGGCGCGGTCTGATTGACGGCGCTGCGATAGAGGTTGATCGCCGTCACGTCGCCCGAGAGCGTGATCGGGAACGACATCGTCACGGCTTGCTGCTGCGACGGGAGCTGATCCGAGAGGAGGACGTTGAGTCGGGCTTTCGATCCGCCGCTCCATCGGAACCACCCGCGCGGCTTGTACTGCGTCGACTCGTACTCGTAGTGACCGGGCAGCCGGTTGACCGTCGAATTGCCGTACATCAGCCGGTAGCCGTCGCCGTTCCGGCTCGCCCAGATATGCACGAGAACCGTCCGCGGATCCGGCGAGTACAGCCCTTGAAACGAGCCGCTGAAATCGGCAGCGAACCCGAACGTGACGGGTTGGGACGCGCTCGACTCCGCGCCGATCAGCACGGTCGCGCCGTCGTGGTACGTGTAGACGAACGAGACCGTATCGCCAGGGGTCAGGTTATCGACGATCGAGAACCCGCCGCCGATCCCGCCCGGCGTGTTGCCGCTCCACGTGTACGGGCTGTCCCGTACCCATTTGAACGTGCCGTCCGCGCTCACCGACGACGCGCCGCCGCCGCCCGACAACGGCCGGAGCGCGTTCCAGTTCGGCGGGGGCACCGTCGCTAGCGATCCGTAGGTCGCCGCCATGTCATGCAGGAGCGGCGTCGACGCGCTGTCGACCGTCGCCGGGCGGAGCGCGTTCCAGTTCGATGACGCGCCGTAGGCGGCGACCATCTGGGAGATCAGGTCGGTCCCGCCGCCGCCGCCGCCGCCGCCGCCCGAGGGACCCGCGATCCCGCCGAGCGTGTCGACGCCGGTCTGCGGGATGAACCCGTTGTAGGAGATCGCCAACGGGCTCAGCGTCGTCTCGCCGTTCGGCGTCTGGTACGCGATCGCGTACTGATAGCGGCCGATGCCGAGGTTCGTCCCGTACGCGCGTTGCGCGTTGGTCGGCCCGATCGACGGCGGCTGCGTCCAGCCGACGAGCGCGACCGCCTTGTCCCCGACCATCGTTTCGCCGTCGGTCGTCAGGAACGTGAGCGCCCAGGCATGCTCGCCGGTTTCGATCCCGACTCCGATCCGGAGCACGACGCGCGGCGCGGCCGCGCCCACGCCGGGCCCGACGAGCGAGGCCCCGCCGACTTGCCGCGCCGCGTACGAGAACACCTGCCCGCGGCCGACGGCGAGGCCGCCCAGGTCGGCGAATGCCGCGACCGTGTCCATCGCGATCTGGGTCGCCGTGATCGGCACGTCCTCGACCGCGTTCCCGCCCGCGCCGGTGAGGAGGATGCGGTTGCGGATCTGCGTCCAGTCCTCGTTGTGCGTGAGCGGCGGGTCGCGGAGGAGCGTCGTGTTCGCCGCGTCGAGCGGGTCGGGCGGATTCGAGAACGTGATGTCCTGAAAGAACCAGAGATCGGTGCCGTCCAGGAACCAGCCGCCGCCGCCCATCTGCGTGACGAGGTTGGTGAGCACGCCCCCGAGCGGGACCGTCCCGTCGTACGTCACGGTGACGGCGGGGAGGTCCGGCTGGAGCCCGGTCAGCGTGAACGTCGGCGCGTACGCGGCGAACAGCGCCGCGACGATCGTCGAGACCGAGGTCGCGTCCCAATGCCCGAACGGGTACCGCTTGTTGAGGCGATCGAGATAGTCGATCGCCGCGCACGTCCACTTGAGCGCGTCGTGTTGCTCCTCGAACTCCTCAGTGACGGTCTGAATGATCCCCGCGAACAGCAGCAGCGTGTCGTCGTTGATGTAGATCAGCACCTCCTGCTTGCCTTGCGGCACGTCCGCAAACGTGTCGACCGTGAAGGTCGCCGCGGTCGGCGCGTCGCCGAGCTGATCGTGGATGGAGAGGTCCGACGCCTGCCGCCGCAGGTTGAGGATGTAGGTGTCGATGTACTTGAACGCGTGCGCGAGCGTGCCCGCGCCGCCTTGCGCGCCCATGTCGACGACGATGTCGGTCCACCCGAGCGCGTGCGGCGGCGTCGTCGCCGTGATGTGCCCGTTGTCGACGACGACGACGTCGATCATCGGGAGCCCGGCGATCGTCGCGCTGAGCGTGCCCGCGCTCGAAAAGCTCGTCCCCGTGATCGTGACGCGGGTCCCGCCGACGATCGGGCCTCGCTTCGGGGACACCCCGGTCACGGTCGGCGGGTTCCGGAACATCAGGGCTTCGAGGAGGAGCGCGTTGACGCGGAGCGCGTCTCCGGCCGCGCCTTGTTTCACGCCGAACGGCATCGCGAGAAACGTCGCCGCGTCGATCGGATCCACCAGCACCGGGTCGGCGTACACCGTCGAGAGGACCCCCGCCAACGCGCGCGCATAGGCGACGCCGTCGAGCAGGATCGCGTGCGTCGCCAGCGCCCCCGGCGAGACGGCGTTCAGTTTCGCCCGGACGTGCGCGACGGTCCCGACCGGGTCGGCGAGCGGCGCATGCGCGTAGGTCGTCTGCGCGTTGAGCGTCGCCGAGGAGATCTCATTCGCGGCGAGATCCGCGCCGGGCGGGATCTCGGTCAGGCGGGCGTACGCGCCCGCGGGCGCGAAGTCATTCGACGCCCCTTGCGCCGTCGGGACGAACCCATAGATGCGCGTCTCCAGGGGAAAGGCGACCGTCCCGTCGACGTCCGTATCGGTGCGGCAGTCGAGGTACAGATCGTCGTAGCGCACGTGGCGGCTGTGCGTGGGGTTCAGCTCGCGTTGCCCGGCGACGAGCGCGGGCGATCCGGCGGTGCCGGTCCATTCCTGCGCCGCGCTCGCGTCGATCCCGAACGGCGTGAGCGTGCCGACCTCGTAGTACCCGACATGATTCGAGATCAGCGTCGAGACGCTGTTCGCCTCCGCGTGCTCCATGTACGCGGCGTCGATGACCGTCGAGTACGTGCCGAACCCGAGCGTCGTCGGCAGCGAGCCGTCGAAGTACGTCGTGACGTTCACCGCGAGCCCGGTGATGCGCGTGGCCGCCGTCGTCCAGCCGCCGGTGATGCCCGCCTCGCCGACGCCCTGCCGGAACCGGACGACCGACGCGTTCTCCGCGCGGACGAACCCGCCTTGCCCGGTCGAGAGCTGCGACACCGTCACGTCCTGCCAGACGGTCTCGCCCGTCGCGGCGTCGAACACGCGCGCGTACCCGGCGAGGCGGCCCGAGTACGTCGCGCCGACATACCCATAGGCGCGGAGTTCGAGGCCGTACCAGACGCCGAGGCTGAGCGCGGCCCCGTAGCTCCCGACCTGCCCCGCGGCCCAGAACATGCGCGGCGCAGCGAGGCGGAGGCGGCCGCCGGTATCGACCTCGACGCGGACGTAGTCGAGGCCCTGGCCGATGAGCACGACCGTGTCGCGGATCGACGCGATCACCGCGCCGTTCGCCGACGGATAGGCGTCGAGGATGAAAAAGAGCCGCCCGGCGAAATCGAACGGGACGCCGTCGCCGCCGACGGTCGCCAGTGCCGAGGCGAGCGTTTTGTACGAGGAGCCCACGCCGACGGCGGTCTGGATGTCGAGCCCGTAGACGCCCGAGCGCGCCGCGGCCGTGACCACGCCGCTCGTCGAGCCGTTCGCGAGGCCGTCCTCGAATCCGTCGATGACGCGGGTGTGGGCCATCTACGCGCGTCCGTACTGCACGCCGAGCTTGAGGGTGCGCATGATCTCGGTGCCGACCTTGCGCGCGGCGTTGTCGAGCGTGTCGTTGACGTAGATGCTGTTGTGGACGACGACGCCGCCCGCGGTGCCGCCGCCGCCCGCACCGGCGACCGTCGGGTAGCTGGTGGAGGGGCCGCCGCCGCTCGATGCCGCCGCATTCGGGGGAGGCGACGACGACCCGCCGTAGCCGCTCGATGGTCCCTGCGAGGCGGACCCGAACCCAGGAATCGGGGGGCCCTTGGGGGGCGGCAGCGGGCCGGGGTTCATGGCGTAGGCGGCGATCTCCGCGAACGAGTACCCCTGACTCGCCATCTGGTACGGGTCGTGGTACATCGTCGCGTGGCCGCCGCCCGAGGTGGACACCAACTGCTGCACCGCCTGCTGGAAATTCTGCGAGGTGACGTCCATCGACCCGCCCGCCTGTCGCCGCGCCTCGGCCTCCTCCCAGGCTTTCTTTTCCGCGGCGGCGAGCTTCTCGACTTCGTCCTTTTGTTTCTGGGCGGCCGCGGCGGCCTTGTCGTGCGCGGCCTTGGCCGCGTCGCCGAACCCGCGCGCCGCCATGTCGAGGTCCTCGTACTTTTTGCGCTGGTCCTCCAGCACCTCGCGCGTGAAGTGGAGCCCCGAGGTGAGCATGTGGTTGTAGTCGTCGCGCGCGGCGTTGGCTTGCTGGCGCAGCGATTCGAGCGACTGATCGCGGAGCTTGTCCCACTCGGACCCGACCGTCTTGAGGCGATCCGTCGCGACTTGCTTGAGCGCGTCGTAGTGCTGTTGCCAATTGCGATCGCTGTCGTCGAGCTTCGCGACCTCGTCGTCAAACCAGTCGTTGATCTTCGACTTCTGGGCGTCGAACGACGTCCCGCTCGCCTCGATCACCGCGGTCGCATGCGCGCGCCACAGCGCCTCGGTCTCTTTGAGGCTTTTCTCCTCGATCTTCCAGAGCGCCTCCTCCTCCTTCGCGCGCGCCGCCTGGATCGCTTTGAGTTCGTCGGTCGCGCGCGCGAGTTTCTTGGCGTTGGCCTCCGCGAAATCGTCCGTCTCGGCGACCTTCTGCGTCGACGCGGCATTCGCTTCGAGCGCGTCGCGCGTCAGATAGAGCGTGCCCCCGAGCTTGTCGAGCGTCTTGTCGAACTCCGAGGTGCCGACGAGCCCTTTCGCCGACTCCGCCATCGTGCCCGCCCAGCTCTCGCGCAGTTGGCCGAACGCGCCGGTGAGCTGATGGACTTGATCGGTGCTCCCCTCGGGGAGAATCTGGAGCGACTCGCCGACCGACGCGAGTTTTTCGATCCCGGTGAACAGCGCCTCCAGGTCGCCCATGATCACCATGAGTGCCCCGGCGACGACCGTCTCGACCGCCGCCCAGGCGGTGTGAATCACGCGCGCCATTTCGATCGCGCCGAGGCCGACGTTCGTCAGGAGGATCGCGAACGATTTGACGTACTCCATGATCGTCGTGATCGCGGCCTCGCTGTCGCCGCCGAACGCCTCGCTGAACGCGCGCTGGAACGCATCGATCCCGGCGGTGAGCGCGGGGGACGCGGCGATCGCGCTCCCGAGTTCGTCGAGCCAGTTCCCGATCGCGGCTTGCGCGTGCTCGAACTCCTCCCCGAAATCGCGCTGTTGCGCGCCCGCCGCGGCGACCTTTTTCTCGACCGCCTCCATGATCGCGAGGCGGTGCGCTTCCGCCTTGCTCGCCTCGGTGAGATTTTTTTCCTCGATGCCGAGCGTGGCGGCGTACTTCATTTCGGCCGCGCCCGTATCGACGAGGATCCCGAGCCGTTTAATCCCGCGGGTCTGGCCGGTGACCAACGCGTCGTTGAGCGCGTCGAGCATGGTCTTGGTGTCGCCGAACCCCTGATTCTGGAGGACGAAGGCGGCGCGGGAGAGCGACCCGAACTGATCGGCGGTGAGCTTGACGCCCGCGCTGAGGGTCTGCGCCGCCTTCTGTGTCAGCTCGAAATCGCCGACGGTGCCGAGGACCCCCTCGCGCATTTTGGCGATCGTGTCGGTCGCCTGTTGCGCGCCGCCCGCGAAATCTTCCAGCGTCGCGTTGACGTCGTTCACGTCCGCGCCGCGCGAGCCGAGCGCGACAATCGCGGCCGTGATTCCGGCGATCGCCGCGGCGGCGAGCCCGGCGGCGATGCCCACGCCCTTGAACGCGATCGAGGAGTCGTCGCCGAATGCTTTGGTCGCGAGCGAAGCGAGATTGATCTGGCTGGTGAACTCGTCGCGGAGTTCGATCAATCCGGAAATGGATTCAATCTGAACGGACATCGGTGTGTGTTATGCGGTGCGCGCGTGCCGGGCGTTGCTCCCAGCGATCCACGCGTCGAGCATGCGCTCCTGTTGCTTGACGGTTTGCTTCTCGGCCGTGACGGTGGCTTGCACCGTCTCGCTCGGCCGCCAGTCCCCGACGAGGATCCGGAAGCGTTCGAGCGGCCCCGGATCCGGGCGCACGCGCGCCGTCGCGATGTGATAGAGCGCCTGGACGATTTGCGCCGACCGGAGATCCGCGCGGTCCTCGCCGAACGGTTCAAGCTGCTCGAAGACCTGCCATTCGAGGAGCTTGTCGGCGCTGATCCGCGCGAGCATCCCGTCGACGTCTACCTCGCCAAGGTGGAGGGCAAGACGATGGGCGAATCGTCGGCCGCTTCCCCGAGCAAGGTTTTTTTTAGTTCGAGCACCCGGCCGGGGAGCATCTTGTTGACGCGCAGCGCGGCGAACTGAAGTTTCATCAGCACGCGCATGTTTTTCCGCCGGAGCCCGTCGAGGTCCTCCATGGTGAACAGCCGCTCGTCCGGCCGCGTCACCGGCTCGCCCTCGACGACCGTGGTCCCCGGCCGCGCGCACATGACGATGACGATGTAGATCGCATCGAGCGCGCCGTCGCCTGCCGTGCGTTTGCTGAACTCGATCGACTCGCCCGCGTCCATCTCCCACATGCGCACGATCCCCGGCGAGCCGTCCTCGTCGGGCCACTCCGGGATCTCGACGTCCTCCCAGAGGAGATCGGCCGTCCCGAGGATCCGCTCCCGTGTCAGGTACCCCATACGAACCTCCTCCGCGACGTCACGCGGCGATCTCGACGACCGGACCCGCCCACGTGATCGCGAGCGAGGCCCCTTGCTTGCCGTCGACCGGCGCGGCGTCGAACTTGAACGTCTGCACGTACCCCGGCCCGGTGCGCTTTTTCCCCGACGGGTACTTGACCCGCCAGTACGCCTTGCGGTTCGTGGTGATGTCTTCGAGGACTTCGATGTGCGTCGCGTCCGCCGCGACGTAGTTGATCTTGAGCGTCGGATCGGACTGGCGCAGGATGCCGAGGACGTGCGACTCGGTGCCCTCGTTGTGCGTGCTCGTCTCGATCTTGTTGCGGGTCATCCCGCCCGGATCGACCTCAGTGATCTCCGCGACGTCGGTAAAGCTGGCGTCACTGATCGGATCGACCGTCCCGCCCGTGCCAGCGACGGTGACGTTGACGGGGATCGTGAACGTCGTCGGACTGACGACAGTGACGACGCGCGGGCCGTCGATCGCGGGCGTCGACCCGACGTGACCGGTGATCGTCACCGTATTGCCGCTCGTGCGGCCGTGCGGCGTGCTCGTGGTGATGAGCGTCGGCGACGCGACCGACGAGGAGACGATCGCGACCGGTGCGGCGTAGTCCGCCCGCTGCACCAGAATCCCTGTAGACGTAACGGCATTCGACATCGGGCCTCCTTACACACTCGTCGCGGGGGAGAGCCGCTTGAAAATGTCGACGTTGAACACAATGCGCGGCCGACCGACGTCGTCGGGGCCGAGGTCGAAAGGCTCCTGTTTCATGAGCACGGAGACCCACCACGTGCCATTGACGAACCGGTTCCGCACCGGATAGATCAGCTCGTACGACGCCTGGGACTTGGCGCGCGCGTCGTCGTAGATGCGCCCGCGCCACATGACCTGCACCGACGGCCGCACGTAGGCGGGCACGTCGGTCCGGTTGTGCGTGCCAGCCGGGTTGAGCCCGCCCGTCTCGACGAGCGTGCAGATTGGACCGGGGTAGGTTTTGGGGAGGACCGCCTTGCTGCCGATGAACAGATCGGTCCCGTAGGTGGCGAGCGCCGCCTGCTCGAACAGCCACACGAGATCGGGCAGCACCATCAGTCGCCGCCTCCTTCGCTGGCCGCGCCCTCGCCGCTGCTGTCCGGTTTCGGAGTGCCGCCCTTTTTCGCGCGATTGAGATCGACGCGTTTCGCGATGCGCGCCCCCATATGCGGCGCGCTCTCTTTGAGCGGGTTCTCGATGTACTTCCACGCGCCGACCGGATGAAACGCGTCCGGGTCCTCGTGGACGATGAGCGCGTAGTCCTCCGCGCCGCTCCCTTGTTCGCCCGCGACGACGTAGGTCCGGACGATGCGGTCGTGGCGTTCGGGGCCCTTGGCGCGGACCGACGCGCGCAGCTTGCCGGTGTCGACCGGCGTGACGCGTCGGCACTCTTTCGCCTCGACGATCGTTTCCTGCATCTGCGCGAGCGCGAATTCGTCTTTCGCGCTCACCGCCAGCGCGCCGAGATCCTGAAGGGCCCCCTTGACGTTCATGAGCCCGCGAAAGACGGTGGAGGGATCAAAGGCCGCCATTACCCGAAATACACCTGGGTGAGGACCGGGGCGTTCGTGCCCGGATCGAGGATGGCTCCGTCGAGGAGGAGGATCGGCGGGATGGTCCCATCGCCGAGCGTGAACTCGTCCTCGGGGCCGACCCGGATCGCCGGGTCGAGGATGAGCAATTGCGTCCGCGAGGTGACGACCTCACCGGAGAACGTCCGGATCGGTTTGTCTTTCACGATCACCAGCGTCGGGATGACGAGCGGCGGGGCGAAGGTTTTGACGCCGCTCCCGCTCGCGCTCGTGCACCGCTTCCACGTCACGGGGGCCTGGAGCCCGCCCGCGAGGGTGATCTGGTGGGCTTGCGCGATACCGTTGCGCAGGTCGTCGATGAGGCTCACGGGCGCGTCTCCTCGCCGTTGCCCGTGCGCGCCTCGGTCCAGACGCCGCCGTCGGTCGGCTTGAACCGCCGGTCGAACCGCGCCAGCATCTTGTTGGCCCCGTCCTCGGCGCGCGCGATCTGTGCGTCGTCGAACTCGTCGCCGGGATCGGTCGAGCCGAGCGCGTGCGCGGCGAACAGCGCCCAAATTTCCGCGCGTGAGCCCGGCATCAGAACACCTCGAAATCGATCGTGGTTGCGCCCGTCGGGACGACCGTCAGGTACCAACTCGGCACCAGCGCGCGGAGGGCCGCGTCGGGGATCGGCGTCGGCGGGAGCGTCGCGCCCGCGGCGCTCTCCGTCTTCGTCCCGTACTCGATCCGCACCGGCCCCGCGGTGAGCGACTTGAGCGGCGTGGTCGCGCTCGTGTTCGCGTCGAGGTCGGTGCCGATCAGCGTGTACGCCGTCTCGCTGAGCGCGTCTTTCACGCCCTGCGGCACGACGTCGTCAGGGATCGCGCGGCCGCGTGCGTCGAGCATGTCGCGCATCGGCCACGCGAGCGCCTGTTCGTCGGTCGTCGAGGTGCCGGTCCACCCGTACACGACGGCGTAGCCGAGCGCGCGCGCGCGCTCCACATCCGCCGGGCCTGCGAGCGCGTTCTCGATCACGCGCGTGCCCTGGATGAGGAGCGCCGCCAGTTGCGCATCGTCGGTCGGGACGTTGGCCGTGTGCGCCTTCGTGCCGAGAAAGTCTTTGAACTCCTCGACCGTCTCGTACGAATTCGCGTCCGGATCGCCCGGCGTCGCGTTGAGGGTGACCGCCACCGATCAGTCCTTTTTCTCGGGCTCGATCCGGTCCTTCCAGGCTTTCGCTTGCGCCTCGGTGAGGTTGACGGTGCCGTCGGGATTGACCGGGCCCGTCCACCGCGTGCCCGCCTTGAAGCGGTACGGCTTGGTCGGCTCCGGCGGCGGCGGCGGCGTGCCGGGGGCGGTGAGCGCGGGCGCGGCGGCCGGTGTCGCAGCACCGGGCCCGGACTGGCTCGTCGTGTCGGGCGGTTTGTTCGGCGTCGTCATCGGGTGTCACTCCTCTCGGGCCTCGCGGCCTCGACTACTGTAGTAGAATGGACCGCCTATTGCATGACGGCGATGCCCGACTTGCCGTCGGTGTCGCTCCTGACGAGCGGGACCTCAATCTGGAACGCCTTGAATCCAGAGAGGAAGGGCCCGACGATCTCCCACTCCACCGTGGTCAGGGCTTCGCCGCGGATCAACTCGACGACGTCGACGGTGAGCTGCACCATGACGACGGTCGCGGCCGGGAGCTGGGCCGCCGACTGGATGCTTTGGAGGCCGGGGATCTTGAGCAGGCGGGTCGTCACCGTGTCGCTCGACGTCGCCTTGTAGTCGGCCGACATGCCCTTGCCCGAGTCGGTCGAGTAGTACAGGGCGTACGGGCCCTCTTTGCCGTCGGCGACGAGCGCCGCCTGGAGCGTGAGCGCATCGGCGAGGATCTGATCGCCCGTCTTCGCGACCTGGGCCCAATTGCCGCCGGTGCCGTAGGACGCGAGGTTGCGGTTCGGGTGTGTGAGATAGCCGTAGATCGGCAGGTTGAGGAATTGCGGCCCGCCGTTGAACAGCATGTACTCCGTCATCTGGCCGCACTTGGTGCCCGCGATGCGCGACTGCATCGTGTCGAGCGGCTCGCCGCGCTCGCGCGACGCGAGCAACGTGCGGAGGTCGACGTTGAAGTCTTTGTGCGTGATCGGGAGGGGCATCGAGCCCGCTCCGAACTCGGCCCGGTCGAGTTCGCTGCGGGTCACGCCGTCCATCGACACGATCGCGGGCGTCATGTCGCCCGCCGTCTCGAACGAGATCAGCGTTTTCGCCATGCCGTTCGGGATCGTTCGCACCAAGCCGCGCGTGATGAGATCGGCGACGCCGCGGAGCGGGACTTGCGCGGCGGAGACGACTTGATCGTCGTAAAAGATCCACTCGTCGCGGAGCAGGGTGGTGTTGGTGCGCAGGACCGCGGGCGTGATCTTGCGGCCCTGCCGCATGGCCAGACGGATTTGCTGTCCGGCCCACACCCCGGCGCTACCGTGGAAAAACGTGCGGCCGTCGGAGACGGACGCGGGTGCGTTGTTCATGATTCTCTCCTCTCGTGGATCGCGGGGGAGAGCCGCGCCCGTTCTACTACAGTCGTCACCTCACTCGGACGCGTGTGTGTTTACATGACCTCCATGCGAATCCGCACGGCGGTCCCGCCCGCGGCGTTGTTGACGGCTTCGAGCGCCTTGCCCCACGCGGCATCGGTCGCGCCCTTGGTTTTCATCGTGCCGTCGCCGTTGCTGGTGAGCAGCCCGTCGATCGGAATGTTGGCGGTCGCGGGGATGAACGCGTAGACGCGATCGCCTTTCGAGAACGAGCCGACCTTGACGCGGTCGCCCGAGGAATAGGCCACGTTGATGCCCTGGCCCATCTCTTGTCGTTCGAGCGCGAACAGCCGCGGCCCGTCGCCGCCCGCCGTCGCGTGCCTCATGATCGTGAGCGAGCCTTGCACGGCCATGCCGGGGATGATCCCGGCCTCGCCTGCGTTACCTTGCTCGTTCTGGTTCGGCTGGCCCATGAGCGTGATCACATTGCGGGGAAGTGCAGTCATCGGAACTCCTCTCTGCGCAGCACGCCCGGTCGCGCCGGGCCCGCGCGTCTGCTGTTACGCCGCCGGGGCCGCCGCCTTCGCGGGCTTGCCCGCCGCGGCGCGGACGCGCTCGTGCAGATCCGGCGTCGGCGGGATCGCCTCCTCGGTGCCCGTGCCCGTGGCCGCGCGCGCGACGACGGCACCCGAGTAATCGGTCGCCGCGATCTCGGCCGCCGCCTTGGCGTCGACGAGCTTGGCGATCCGGGCGAGGTCCTGAACGGGCATCGCGTCCAGTTCGGGGTCGGTGTACGCGCCACCGGTTTTGCCCTTCAGCGTCGCGAGCAGCGCCGTCTTGCGCGCGGCGTCGTCGGCGTCGTGCCGCGCGACCATCGCGCGCACTTCTGGCGGCGCTTCCGCCAGCCACTCGGTTTTCGACTTCGCCTTGGCGGCGATCGGCGTCGCCTCGGCGGCGGCGGGTGCGGCGGCGGCCGCGGGCGGCGCGGTCGTCTCGCTCGTCGCGGGCGGGGTCGAGGTCGACGGCGGCGTCGACGTCGCGGGCGGGGTCGACGGCGTGCCCGCGGGCGGCGTGCTCGGCGTCCCGGTGCTCGGGGGGGTCGGACTGCCCGCCGGACGGCCCTTGTCGGCGAGCAGCTCGATGCGGTCGTCCGGCACGGCGTCGAGCCAGACGGCGTCGGCGGCGGTGAACTTTCCGGCCGACTCGTCGATCAGCTTCTTCGTGCGCTCTTTCATCGCGTGTTCTCCTGCGGCAGCGGTCGGCGTGGACGACGGCGCGGGGGGTGCCGGAGCCCCACCGCTCACCGTGCCCGCGGCGGCGGGCGGGGTGGACGAGGACGCGGGCGCGGCCGCAGCCGCGCGCGTCCGGCATTCGTGACACGCGCACGGGGCGGCGTGCGTCGGAGCCGGGACTGCGGCCGCTGTCGCGGGTGCGGCTGTCGGCGACGCCGGAGCCGCGGGCGGCGTCGCCGCGGGCGCGGCGGCCGCAGTCACCGGTTCGTAGCGGACGATCTGTTCGACTTCGATCGCGTTGCCGTTCAACGAGACGACGCCGTCGCCCGCAACCGTGAAAAACTGTTGATTGAGCGTGAGGAGTTCGCCGGGAGCCGCCGAGTAGATCACCGACGTCTCGTCGGGGAACACGACCTCGATCCAGAGATAGCCCGGCACGGTCGCGCGGAGCGCCGCGTCGAGCCGCTCGCGGAGGTCCTGATCGCTGAGGCTCTCCTGGGCGAGGCGGTAGTCCAGGCGCGTGATCGGGAGCCCGCCGCCGCTCCCTTTCCCGACCATCCGCCGGATCACGTCGGTGAGCTTGAATTTCGGTTTCATCCGCGACTCCTTCTGCGCAGCACGCGCCGCGTGTTCGCTTTTCCACCAGCCGCAGAACGCCTCCGGATCATCCGGACCGTGCCCGGCGTCCTCCATCGCGGGAACGACGACCTCCATGCAGTAGGTGAACGGGTGGTCGCCGCCCGCGGCCGCCGTCAGGTCCGCGCTGTCGAGGCCCGCGAGGTGGCCCCGCCATGTCTCGATCTGCGCGGCGGTCGGGCTCGCCAGATGCCGCACGGCGCGCGCGGTGCGCGGCGCACCACAGCCCGCCGCGACCGAACACGCACCGGGGACGCCCGGCGGGAGCATGGCCAAGTGGTCGGGGACGATCGCCGACCAGCGCCCGACGTACTTCTGGCCGTTCCACGTGCCCGGCGCAGCGATGAGCGTGACGAACACGCCGACGCTCACCTCGACCATCTGCGGCGGCTCCGCGAGCAACCGCTCGATGACGCTCGCTTCGTCCGCGCCACACGCGCGCGCCTGCGCTTCGTTGAGCCATGCCTCGACGAGG